CTCCTTTATTCTTAAGGATAGATACTGTATCGTCAAAGCTGTTTACAGTAGATACAAATTGAGGCATCTCAATAGCTGCATCTCTCTTAAATTGAGTCTTAGAAAATTTTCCTTCTAATACTCCGTTGTATTTTTCTTGTAGTGTTCTCATTATCTGTAATCTACTAGTTTAGTGCTTGATGGTCTCGATGGCCTTTTAACTGTTGTCCAGCCCATCTTCTTTAAAAATTTAGTTGCCAGATTGTCTCTATCACTCTTACTGAAAGCAAAGGGAGTATTGTATGCTCCTGCACCAGCTGAAGTACTCATCTCAGAAAGCTCTTCTCTGATATAATCTCTTAAGATTTCCTCTAGCTGCTGCTTTTTCATAAAGTTCTCAACTCGTTAACTAGTTCGTAATATTGTAACAAGTTGACAAGGTGATTATCAGTAACTTTAGCTTGCTTACTGATAGGAACAATCATTCTAGATACTTCGTCGAGCTTAATCTTAGCGATATCATCTCTAACTCTTTCTTTAGTCTGAACAATAGCAGCTGATATCTTACCAAGTTCTTCGTTGATAAGTGTTCTTAGTTTTACTTGAGAGTCTGAAGCATTAATAAATTCTCTAAGAATAGCTTTTTGCTCTGGTAGGAAGGTTTCGTATGCACCGTTAAACTTCTCTAATAGAATCTTATACGTTAATAAACGTAAGTCTTTATCGTACTTTGAATACTCTTCTACTAAAGCATCCTTAACATCCTCTTCGTTCTGCTTGGTACTAGTTAAATGCTCAAGAATAGTAGTTTTGTTATCTACAATAAATTGAGGATTTACTAAGTCCGTAGTCTGTGCTTCCATTAAACAATATAAAGCAGCAAGAGGTTTATAATCTCGTACTTTCATTGAGAAGAATTCATCTAAATCGTAACTCTCCTTAATCTCTGCAATTAGATTATACTTTTGCTTTTTGATAGAAGTCCTATCTAGTTTACAAGATACCTCAGTTACTGTGTTTAGTATTGTTTCTCCTTTTAGTTGAGATACACCCTTATTTTTTAGGATGTATTCATATAGTTTGAATTCTCGGACTAGTGATGTTTTACCGGTATAAAATTTCTTCAAAATCTTTACGGCAGGTGAATCCTGACGGGATAGAGTATCGGCAGCGATTTGCTTTACCAATAGCTCGAAGATTAATCCGGTATTCCTGTACTTTGAATGCTTGATTCTCATGAGTATGCTATTCTACTAATATAAATATATGTTACTACCCTAAATCTTTAATATTACTTTCATCAAGTAGTTTAGATTCTTCTTCTTTCTTTTCTTCGAAGATTAATTTCTTCTTAGGTTGAAAGAGATCTTTGTTCTGGTAGAACACTGATTTAGTTTGTAAATTGTCAATTTTAGATTCTTCGGTAACAGTGATTGTACTGTCTTCCTCATTATCGTAACCGCCGTGCATATCATCAGTACCTAATCTATCTCTACCGAATGGACTATCCTGAGTACCGTAAGTAGATGCATGTATCTGAGGTCTTCCTTCAGGATTTGTCTCATCATATCCAACTGGCATCTTAGGAGTATCCATTCCTCTTCTACCGTACATAGAAGCAAGGTCGTGCGGTGTACCGTAAGTAACTCCGGATTTAGCTGGGTCATTACCTTCGTTTTCAATCTGAGCAATTCTAAAGGCTCTTTTACTGTCTTCCCTAACTAGATCTCTCTGTTCGTTAAATTGATCTTCAGATAAATTAAAGATGTTTTCGTAAATATAATCTGTTGCAAACATCTTACTCTCTACCATTGTAGAAGCTAAATCCATCTTTTCTTTCATTAGAGCGATCTTCTCTTGTTCGTAAATAACAGATGGAGTAGTAAGTTTAAGTTCGAAGTTTGTTAAGCCTTCTCCTTTATATCCTTGAACATATAAGTGCACTAAGGCGATCTTAGTTAATTCAGATTCAATGATTCTCTGAATACGTTCGATAGTTCTTGCAAATCTAATATCTTCTGCTGCTAACGTTGCTTTCCCTTGCAAATCTCCTTCGTAACCGAAGTACGCTTTTGGCACTTTAAGTGCAGCAAACATTTTGTCTCTAAGGTATTCAACGTCATTTGTACCGTCGTAATCTAGTCCTTTAGTAGTATCGATTCTTGTAGTAGCATCTCCTCCTCTGACTGGGATATAGAAATCCTCCATCATGTTCTGCATGTTGAACTTCAAGTTATATTGACCTGTTTGTGGGTCAACATACGGAGTCTTTTTCATACCGTTGATAGTCTTCTGCATAAACTGCTCAACTTCCTGCGGAGGGATCTGGCCAACGTTTACATAGAATACTCTCTTCTCAGGAGCTCTCATGATACGGTGAATTAACATTGCATCTTCCATCAAAGTTAACTGCTTGAAGATCTTTCTAGCAGGTTCAATGTAAGAGCGTCCGTAAGGTAGGTAGTTGGTGTCTGAGATTAATCTGAAGTGTGCTACTTCATAATTATCTAACTGAATGATCTTATCCTTATGTCTAGGTATATAGTTTGGATCTGTAGAAGAAGCTATACCGTCTGGGTCGATAGTAAAGGATACTTTAGCTGGTTCATCAGGATCTTGACTCTCATGTCTCACCATACTGTATACTGTGTATGGCAATACATTATAAACACCAAACTCTTCTGCTACTTCTAATTTCAAGAAGAAATCTCCGTACTTACACATATTACGAGTCCATGACCATAAGTTAAACTCAAGGTTCAATACATCGTAAAATAAGTTGTGAAGGATTTTTTTAAGATTTTCATCAGACGACTTAATGGTAAGAATGTCGCCCATATCGTTTCTAAGAGTGGCTTCGTCAGCTAAGATATCTAATGCTGAAGCGATGATTGGATCTGTATCCATTGCTTCGTAATCAGAATATAATTGAATCCTTAACGTCTGATAGTTCAGGTTAGGATTAAATATGTTCTTATTATTATATAAGTATAATCTCGAGAATCTATCTACTAGAGAGTTAGTCTCGTATCGACCAGTACTCTGGATATGGTTAACGTCAGCTACTTTGAGCTGTGTTCCGCCGACATTGCGAATTACTACGTCGGTAGAAAATAATCTCTGTAATCTACCAAATAAGGAAGTATCAGCCATGCAAAATGAGTTTAATTATAAATAGGCCTACTATAATAACCAAGATATATCTTGTTCACCATCAGCCGTTTTTACAATATAAGGACTATTTTGCATAGTACCAACATTATATACGGCAGATTGTCTTTGGTTGAGATTACTTATAGCTGATAAATTAGCTCTAGATAAGTCCATACCTTGTTGCCTCAATCTTAAGGCTGTATCCCTAACGTACAAACCTGTTGCGAATGCCATTACCAAATCATCATTGTAGTTGGTCTGTGCTTGTGCTTTACCGTTCTTCCAAATAAAGACTCTCATCTCTTTAAGAAGCCTCTTAGATTTTATGTTTACAGATTTCTCTCTAACATAGTCCATCATCTTAGCAATAACTAGAGGACGTGTTCTCATAGACATTGTAAACCCTGGTGTTAGGTTTCCTCTCTCCATCTTAGTCATATAGCTTTCTACTGTATCTTGGTCTGATTTAGAGGAGTAGTAGAAGTTCTGATAATCTCTTTCAATGATCTGTTCGATAGTAGACCATCCAATATTTGCATTCTCTACTACAAGCAATGCGTTATTATATTCTGTAGCTACTCCTACTAGCAAGTTCCCGTATTCCTTAGGAGGTACCTTGCTTTTAAATTCAGCTACTTGAGTTGCTGATTCTATATCAAATACATGGAATGCAGAATAATCTTGCCCGTCACCCCTAGCGACATCAGCTACAACCATATAGCTCTTTGTGTAATCTGGGTATTCCCATATCCAGTAATCACCGCTAATACCTCGTTTCTCAGAAGGATCTTGCTGTTGTGTTTCTTCGTACCATACCAAATCTTCTGGTTCGAATACCGTATCACCGGAAGATAAGAAGTCACAGTCACATTCCTGTGCTGCCATCCTAGGACCTAAGTCCTTATCCTGTTGTTCTCGCCAATCTTGGTTTCTTTCAGGATGCACAGTCCAGGGTAGCCTTATTGGTATAAAACTATTTTCTCCAGTTTCTGCTTTCTCCCAGGTCTGATGAAACCAGTTACCAATACCGTTTGGTGTTGATAAAGCCATACATTGTCCCCCGGTAGCTAGCGTTTGTTGAGCAGCAGCAAATGTCTCATCGATATTATCAATAAATGCTGCCTCATCAATCAATAGTAGTGATACTGCTTCTGAACGTGCTGCATCTGAGTTGGATGATTTTGCTGTGATCCTTGATCCGTTTTTAAGTCTCAAAGATAACTTATTATCCTCTACTGCTTTAATTCTTAACCAACTAGGAAGCTCCTTGTACATAAACTGTACT